CGGCCGCAACATCGCGGCGTTGTAACCGCAGATGCCTTCCCAGCCTTCGTCTTTTGTCATCCGGCCCTCGTGGACCATGCGGATGAAATGTCCGATCGCAGCTGACGCGCCCTCGAAGCGGGACCAATCGTCCTGCGCCCCCTCGCGCACCGGCGTGACCAGCACATCGTCCATCGCCGGTTTGTCCGGATGCGTGAACTCGGGATGCAGGGACACGCCCGGCGCGGGCGGCATGTCGGTGACAGCCTCGATGAACTCGGCTAGGTCACGCTCGCGCTCGCCGTTCAGTTCAACGATCCGCACCTGCGTTTTCAGGCTGTTCTTGTAATAGACTGAACCCGCGACCCGGATCGGCTGGTGGGCGGAGCGGAAATGCATGTCGCCGCCGACCTTGGCCGCGATGTCGCCGCGCAGACGGCAGACACGGAGAATGTCATCGCCGTCGGCAGGCTCGGTCAGCGTCCACCAGACATGGGCCTTGCGCTGGCCTTCCGGTGTCAAACCGCCGCTTTCCACCACCATTGTCGGCGCGCCGAGGTGACGTTCCAGATGGGCGCGCTTGGCGGCAATGTCGCCGGTATCGAGATCGACCACCACGGTCTGCATTTGCAGGATCTCGGCGGCCTTGGCCTGCCCTGACGCGGCAACGGTGCCGGGGATCACATAGACCGCCGCGCCCTCGCGTGACGCCCATGTCGCGAAGGTCGCCATCTTTTCAGGCGCGGCCTGATCTGCCTCCAGCCAGATGTTATGCGGGCGGCCATCGATGCCCTGACCCTTGTCGATGAAACTGCGCACCGGGATCAAACCGTCACAGTAGCCGAAGACGACCTGCATGAATTGGGCGATCTGCTCGGAATCGGGCTCATCGCCAAATACGTCGATCTGCGGAGCAGCGTCGTTGAAATCGCGCCACGGGTTGAAATGGACAATGTTTTCCTTGGGTGCATCAGGCGTCGTGGGTGCATCGGGCGTCGTGTCATCGCGCATGGTCGGGTCCTGCTCGGGGTTTGATGGTTCGGTGGGCTCATCGGTCATGTGGCCAGCCCCCAGCACCGCTCGGCATGGGCGCAGAACCGGCACTCGAAGAAATCGCGACTGGCGGCGATGCGGGGCAGCAGCTCACCTGCGTCCGTGGCCTGCAGGATTCGGACGGCGCGGTCGGACATGCGCTGCGCCAGATCGGCGTCGAAGGGGACGAGCTCATGGTGCAGCTCGGCCGTGTCCTTGTTGATCGCCGTGAACAGCGCCGGTGCCTCCGAAATCCCCGGCACCGAGGGCTCCATGTAGGCTTGGTAGATTGCGATCTGGGCGGCATAGACAGGCTTGGAAACGGTGACGCCGTCCTTGACGCAGGCGCGCCAGTTCTTGGCGTTCATGGTCTTGCATTCCCACAGCGTCGGGGCGCGCAGACCAAGTGCCGCCGGGGCATCAGCGATGATCCCGTCGACATGGCCCCGGATACGACCGCCCGCGACTTCGAACCCAAACTGACCGCCATCGCGTTTTTGGGTGACCAGATCGATCCCGGCCGCGCGCAGCCAACGGATCGCCAAATCCTCGAGCTGGTGGCCGATGGCGAAGATACGCAGCGTCTGCCCGCCGAAGTCGGCACCGTTATCCTTGGGCGCACCGGCAAACTCGAACTGCAGCGCACGTTCGCAGGCGTGCCCGAGGCGGGACGCGCCGAGATAGGTCCGGGGCGGCGTGGCCTCGCGCTCGGCAATGAGGGCCGCGTCGACCAGTGCGTTGATCCGCTCGGCCATGGAGGGGCGGTGATTAAAATCCAGCATCAGAACGGGATCTCATCTTCGAGCGCAATCTCCGCCATCTTGGCGCGGAACGCCTCGATTGTGATCACGATCAGTCTGTGCATGTCGCTCTGGGTCAGCTGGGCCAGCGGCCGGTCCCAGCCGATCCGTTCCATCTCGGGAGCGAGCGCGCGCATCACTGCGGGCAGCGCCTGCGCTTCTTCTTCAGTAAAATCGACCATGCTCAATCCTTTCCGAGCTTTGAGTGTGAAAGCCGACTGGCAGCCCGTTGAGCAGAACCAGCGATATGTGCGTTTGCCGCGTGGCAGGTGCGGATCGAACCAGCCGAAGCCACGGGTGCGGGACATGCAGACGGCGCAGAGTGTGCCGCGCGGATGCCAGAGGTGGTCAAAGCCCGGGCAATCCGAAGCCGGTTCGGCCGGGGATGAGATTTGCGCGACATGGCTCACGCGGCCCTCACGAGGGACGGGGCGGCCTTGCCGACCAACTGTCGGATCTCGCGCTTGTTGAATTTGAAGGTCATCAGCGCAGAAGCTCGGTAGCGGGTCAGACCGAAGTCATGACGACACTCGGGCGGCAGATATCGCAGCTGCTTTTCGGTCGCGGCCTGTTTCAACCAGCTTTTCGACTTGAAGGCACTCTCGTCGGTTTCATGGGTGTTCAGCCAGTCATCGGCCTGCGCTAGACAGACCGTACGTTCGCCCATACCAAGCAACCGGGACGCCTGACCTTTGCCGCCGCCGACAGCATGCCAGCGGCCCTCAAGGAAGAAGATCCCGCCCCAGGCGTTGAACCCGTTGGCCATCAGGGCTGCATCGTCGCCGAAGAGGTCGACCCATTCGAAACTGGAGCGTTTCAGCAGGTCGATCTCGGACATGATGAAACTGTCGATCGGTGCCGAAATCTCCCGTGACAGGTCAGCGCCACAGAATGGGCATTCGGTGACGGCGAGCGGGATCTGCGCCTCGCATTCCGGGCAAGTCTTGCTCGGAGCTGGTCCGGGCACCGGTTCGCGGCCGTCCAGGTCGACATCCTGTTCCAGCGTGCCGTGCGTCAGGCTGGACGTCCCGAAATCCAGCACGATGCAGTCGGTCTTGACGACGCCCGGGTATTCCTCCGGATCAACCGTGCGCAGACCGCGGCCGATCATCTGGATCATGGTGGATTTGTAAGACGAGGGTCGCAGCAGCACGACGCAGGAGGTCGGCGGATGGTCCCAGCCTTCCGTGAGCACGGCGACGTTGACGATCACCCGGATTTCACCAGAGGCATAGGCGGCCAGGATCCTGCGCCGGGTTGCCCGTTCCAGATCCCCATGGATGACAGCGGCCGCGATACCGGCGTCATTGAACGCCGCGGCGACGTTCTCGGCATGAGCGACGGTGGAGCAGAAGACGACCGTAGGCCGGTCGCTGGCTTTCTCGCGCCAGTGCCGGATCACCTCGTCGGTGACCGGGGCGCGGTTCATAATGCCCGCCACCTCGTTCATGTCGAAATCCGAGGCGGTCTTACGGACCGCGCGCAACTGGTCCTGAACGCCGACGTCGATGATGAAGGTGCGAGGTGGGACGAGATGACCCGAGGCAATCAGCTCACCCAGCCGGACCTGGTCGCCCACATTGTCAAAAATCTCGCGCAGGCCTTTACGGTCGCCCCGGTTGGGCGTGGCGGTGACGCCGAAAATCCGACAGTCGGGATTGGTGTTCCGAGCCCGGTCGATGATCCGGCGATAGCTGTCGGCGATTGCGTGGTGCGCCTCGTCGATCACCAGCAGATCAAGCGCGGGCATCCCCTTGAGATTGCCGGGACGAGTCAGCGTCGGCACCATGGCGAAGGTCGCCTGACCGACCCAATCCTTGCTCCCGGCATCGACGACCGAGGTGGTGATCTCGGGCGCGACACGGGCGAACTTGCTGCGGTTTTGCGACGTCAGCTCATCGCGATGGGCGAGAATGCAGGCCTTCGCGCCGCTGCCCTCGATGGAACGCGCAACGACGGCGGAGAGCGCGATCGTCTTGCCGAAGCCGGTCGAGGCGATGCTGAGCGTGTTGCCATGATCGCAGAGCGCAGCAAGGCTGCGCTCCACGAAGAGGCTTTGGCGCGGACGAAGGCGCATGGCGCTGCCCCTTACTGCGCCCATGCCGGGCGACCCGGCACAGGTGCGGCGGCAGGTTGCGGCGCGGGTGCTGTATTGGCGGCGGGTTGCTGAAGACCCTGCGACGGTGCCGCGCCCATGACCTGCGCATAATCGCGATGGTCAGGCGTGACCGCGCTGCGGATCTCGTTCTTGTCGTCACCGCTTGCATCGGTGCCGATATCGATACGCGCGATGAACTCGATCCCGTCGAGATCGGCAAACCCACTGATCCGCCGCGCTGCCTGCGCCTCGGCCGACATGTCCTTGTCGGAAATCCCCCGCGCCGAGTTCAGCATGCCACGCACGAGGCTGCGGCCCATGTTGGTCCAGTCCGGCCCCTTCGGGCTGTAGAGCCCGATCAGCGTGAAGATCTTGCGCCGGGCATATTGGCCTTCCGTCACGGTGAACTCACCGTTGAGATAAACCGCGCCAGTCGAGCCGCGCGTGGCATAGCCGCCGGTCCAGCCCTGCGAGGCATCGTCGAAACCGCCGGGGCGGATGGTCAGACGGACC